AGCCGTTCCAGTCTGCTACAGTGGCACGAGCCATTGCCACTTCCAGTGCATCCTTTGCGGCATTGCCCGTCAGCTTGCGCTGGCCCAGTTTACGTGCAAGCTCGCAAAAATCTGCAAACGTAAAGGTGCCGGTTTGATTGGGGGTGAGTTTTTCGGGTACCTGCTTGACACCAAACGTGATCATTGGATCATATGCCATACGGAAGCCATCAAACAGTTCTGTATTACCAGCTTCGGCTTCACGAAGCACAATGGCTTCTTTTGCCAACTTTGAGCTGGTAAGTGACAGCTCGTCAATGATTTTGTAGCAAGGCATATTGGATCCTCTGTGTGTTAACGTACCATTATTATAGCACATTTTGAGTCCTTGTCAACCTCTAAAATGTCGTATAAAAACAACAACTTAGTGGTGCTGTAAAAACATCCATAAATACAAATGGACACGAATCGTCCAATTTAGGAGAAATAACATGGCATACGTCATAAAGAGAGTAACGACTCGCGCAAATGCAAATCGTCCTTTCGCACTTGGATCTCCGCGCCTTCGCGCAAATCCAGAGTTCCAGAAGTTTTTTGAACTTCGCAAAAAGGCGCCAGGCTTCCTGGGCATGACTCGCACACTAAGCGACGATAAACTGACAGTCACAACCGAAACACGTTGGGAAAGCCAGGCAGCAGCCAAGGCCTTCAAAAACAAGTATCCTCGTTTGGTTCGTAAAGTAATGGGCATGATGGGACAATATAATCGCAACAACACAATGCGATCAAGGTCGACAGTAGTGGCATAATAAGCTATACTCTTTAGATAGCTTATCTAAAGTAGGGTAATATTTTGAGTGACACACTTTTGCTAAATCAAGATGGGCGGCCGCTGAGAATGTTGCCCCCATCTACCTTAAACTGGCAAGATGCCGTCAAGGCTCTTTGGCTGGACAAAGTAGTCGTGATCAAAAATCACGACGACTGGTTCGTGCGAAGCCAAAAATTGGTTCTACCAGTGCCCAGCATTGTGATGACCAAAGATTATGTGCTACCTCAACTGGGCGTAAACTTCAACCGTAAAATGGTGTATCTTCGGGACGAGTATACCTGCCAGTACTGCGGATCAGAATTCAACGTAGATGACCTGACACTGGATCACGTGGTTCCTAAAAGTCTTGGCGGCAAGCTGGATTGGGACAACGTGGTCACAGCATGTACTTCATGCAACTTCATGAAAGGTGCAGATCTGGTCATGCCACGCAAAACACCAGCACAACCCAACTACTGGGAAATGGCTCGAAAAGCACGTGCTCACGTGAAATTCACCATGCGTGATCCTGCATGGGCTGAATACATCGGCGTGGAGTACAACAACAAAGCCGCATAGAACTCATTTCTCTTCTGCAGATAATTAACAGTATAAGCAGAGGAGCATGTCATGATAAACATGGAAATTGAGTACGAAGATTGTGCATTGGTATTGAAGCCAAGCGGCGGGATTGAAGTATACTGCCCGCCAGAAGCTTCCACACAAGCAAACGTAAAAATGCTACGTTCGATACTGATTGCCTTGGTACAATCAGTATCGGATTCTGCTGATATCCCAAAATTGCTTGAAGAAATCGAGCAGAACATCCAGATAGGCGTAGATACCACGCAGAGGCGTATTTTGCATTAACAGCTCGGTTTTTGTCGCCAATAAATAGGTAGTGAAGGAAACAAACTACCAACATGGCAACATTCAAGGGTTATTCTAGTCTAGCAGGCGAATTCAGTGAACCTGCTCTTTTTGACAAAGAGCTGGCACGTCGTGACCTGCTGAATCATTTTTACACACGTCGTGGTGAACGCCTCATGTCTCCTTTGTATGGCAGTGTCATTTGGGACATACTGTTTGAGCCCATGACAGAAGAACAACAAGAAATTATTTTTAGCGATGCACAACGAATCGTCGGACAAGATCCGCGCTGGAAACTCAAAGAAGCCAGCATTCGCGGTGACACCGTTGGACAAACCATATACCTAGACATGCTTCTAACTTATGTTCCTAGCACGTCCGAAGAAACGCTTACTGTAGCGTTTGAAACAAATACCAGAGGAAATAATCCATGAGCGATGCAATCAGACAAAGCAAACTCTTTGCCGCAGAAAACTGGAAAGTTGTTGCGCAGAGTTTCCGCAATGCTGAATTTAAGAGTTACGATTTTGATACCCTTAGAACAGCAATGTTGGATATTATCAAACGCAACTATCCAGAAGATTTCAATGACTACATACAGAGTTCAGAGTTTGTTGCGCTCATTGACCTGATTGCATTCGTAGGACAGAACCTTAGCTTTCGTAATGATCTAAACAGTCGAGAAGCATTCCTTGACACTGCTGAACGCCGCGACAGCATTCTCAAACTGGCACGTCAGTTGAGTTATCAGCCACGACGAAGTCGCAATGCAGTTGGCTATCTAAAAATCAAAAGTGCAAGCACCAGTGAAACAATACTAGACAGCTTGGGCAATGATCTTTCTCGCCAGACTGTGTACTGGACAGCCACTACAGATACTGATGCATACGAAAAATTTGTTCTGGTGATGAACACTGCATTGAACCCTGCCACACAGTTTGGTAGCCCTGAAGTTGTGTTTACATCTGCAGGTGGACAGATTGCACAGTACGGATTCTCTTCTACTTTCAATGACTTTCCCTTGATCAGTTTCAATACCAATGTTGGTGGAAAGTCAACGGAATTTGAGTTGCTGTGTGCCAGATTGCTGGACAGTGGTGGAATCGAAGAAAATACGCCAAGCATCGGTGGTCCTTTCAATGTAATTTACAAAAATGACGGCTTGGGTAATCTTTCACCCAACACCGGTTTCTTCATGCTGGTCAAACAAGGAACACTGTCGCGATATGATTACATTATTGATTCACCTCTGATCAATCGAGTCATTGATATTCCAGCAACCAATGTTACTGAAAATGATATTTGGGTGCAAAGCATCAACGAGGCAGGTGAAGTTCTTGCACAATGGCAACGTGTGCCATCTACCAATGGCAGCAACTTGTACATCAATGATCTTGGCAATGAAGAGCGCAACATCTACGAAGTATTGACAGGCAACAACGATGCTATCAGCATCAAGTTTGCTGACGGAAATTTTGGTAATATCCCAACAGGACTGATACGTGTGATTGTTCGCACTGGCAACGGCCTATCATATACCATTAAACCATCCGCAATGAAAGCATTGACGTTTGCTATTCCGTATACCAGCAAATCAAATCAACAACATACTCTTACGATCACATGTGATCTTGATTATGCTGTAACCAATGCAGAAACCGCAGACAGCATTGAAGATGTTAGAACAAAAGCACCTGCATATTATTATGCACAGGACCGTATGATAACTGGTCAAGACTATGCCAGTTATCCAATGACAGTTAGTCCAGGCATTCTGAAGATCAAGAGTATCAATCGTGTGCACAGCGGTATGAGTAGATACATCCAGGACAAGGATCCTACTGGCACATACAACGATGTTGATATTTTTGGAACTGATGGCTTTGTCTATAGAGAAGATATTTCTATCAGACATGAGTTTCCTTATCCAAGCGGAAGCAAACGTGTGGTTGACATCATTGGTGATGTTGAATCCATGTTGTCAGACCAAGACTTGGTTAATTTTTACTACAAGAATTATCCAAATATTTCTTTTGCCAACAAGCCAGCATATTTCAATAGAGTTGGTAGAGGCACAAACTACTGTCATGGATTCTTTACCAATAGCTTTGGGCTTGACCTTGATGCAATTATCAGAATTGGTGGCGCATCTGCAGACGCTGTATACAAGCAGGTACGTCAAGGAGCAGTGATGTTGGTAGAAGACAGCTCAGATCCTATTAACGGATTGCGCTGGGTTCCAATTGGTAGAATTTACGGCAACGGCCTTGGCGTACAAGATGAGTATGGTATCAGCACAGGACTAAAACCCAACGGTGAAGGTGTTGTTATATTGAACAAGGTAATTGCTGACGGCTCAAGAATTGTGAGATTGATACCTGCGCATGTTAAAACATTCACAACAGCATTTAGAGAAACGCTTAAATCGTTGCTGGGAAATTTCCAAACATTTGGTATTGCCTATGACTACACAAATTACTCTTACAAGATCATCAATGCCGACAACATCAATCAGGGAAATTTCAGTTTAGCAAATGCAGGAAATACTTCTGGACTAGGACTGGATTCTAGTTGGTTGATGTATGTCACATATGAAGGAGATCGTTTTGTAGTAAGACAACGTGCCACGTCTGTTATTGCAGGCAGTGATAGAAAAGTTCGTTTCTACAACGAAAACTTTGTGAACTCGTTGAGTGCATCCAGAACTGACAACAGTAATGATACCATCAAGTACATAAACAACAAACAACCAAATGATCCAACACAATATCTAGAAGATGAGCAGTTACTCAGACTGAGCAGGTATTATCGTTATGAAGATGGCTATACAGATCCCACAAAAGTGCAATGCGCAGTGGCCGATGTTGACACGGATTTCTTGCCAGAAAATCCATATGCGTTTGAAGATCTTGTGGGCAATCGTACCATCAGCCTGGGCTGGCGAGAAGAAGGCGGCCTGCGTTTTGAAATGCCAGTCAACCCAGCAACAACCCCAGTAAACAGAGTAGTTTCTGGAAGATCAGCACTGAGATTCCATTGGCATCATGTGGCATCGCGTAAACAAATAATTGATCCATCGCCTACCAACATAATAGACACGTATGTGTTATTACAGGGCTACTATGATCAGTATCGAGAATGGATCAACTCTGGTGGATCGCCTACACAGGAGCCAGAGAAACCAACCAGTGACGACCTGATACAAAGATTCCTATCCTTAAACACACACAAAAGTGTAAGCGATGAAATCATTTATCACCCAGGCAAATTTTTGAATTTATTTGGTAGTCTTGCCGACAGTAGATATCGCGCCACACTCAAAGTGGTAAAAATGACAGGAGCCAGGATCAGCGACAACGAGATCAAGAGTCGTATACTCAAGGCCATGGATGAGTATTTCAATCCCAATAACTGGGAATTTGGCGAAACTTTTTACTATACTGAATTGGCAGCGTTCATACATAAACAGTTGAGTGGCAATGTTGCCAGTGT